GAGGATGGACTAATGGAAATAATAATTGATTGCGGAGACAAAGAACTAGCAAAGGCTATAGCTGATAAACTATCTGAAGAAACAGGCGTAGCCAGAGATAAATTTAAGGAGAACACAGATGATGTGGATACTAGTGTGGATGCAACTAGTGACTAGCCAAGGTGTAGAACACTATCAGCTAGGCACGTTCACCAAAGAAGCAGACTGTCAGGTGGCACTAAAGAAAGCTGTCGTACTTGTCAGCACCAGTTCAGAAATGCTTGCCTGTCTAGAAGTGGATACGAGACAATGAAAGATTATGATGATGGGATTGATAGAAAGTACTTATACGATTGTTGTGTTGGATTACTAAGTGATGAAAACAGTGACTTGAATGGAGTTAACTTTCAATTCTTAAAGAACAATAAGAATGAAGTTATAGTTCGTGTTTGGAAGGGGGCTGACAATGCTACCTGATGAAATGGAAGCTGAGAAAAACAGGAAGATGATCCTAGCTCAGGCTGATGAGATAGAAATACTCAAGCGTAATGTGCGTCAGTTACAAGGACAATATCAGTCTGCACTGATACACAACAAGAGATTGATAGAGCAGAACGCTGAAGCTATGGTAATCATAGGACATAAGCAACAAGAGCTAGATTCTATGGAAGAAAGCGAGTGCTTCTGTGGTCTAGCAGATGAACCAGTGCTTGCAACAGAGGAGATATGATATGCAAATAAACGATACAACAAAACTAATGATACAAGAGATTGTAGTTGAATTGTTTAAAGAAGTACTAGAAGGTAATCTAAGAACAAATCAAGTGATACAACTTGAGGATTATTTACACGACATAATAAGAAATAAGGTTGACAATTACAAAGTAGAAGTGTATGGGGTAAGTCTAAAGGAGTATTAATATGACTTGGATTAGTCACAAAGAATGTCCTGCCTCTGACTGTGATAGCAGTGATGCTTTCTCATACAACTCAGAAACCTTGGCAGGTAAGTGTCATTCTTGCAACAGGGTATACCCAAGAGAAATGAAACAGCTTGACAATTGGGCAGAAGAAGAGTATCCAACTTATCAAAGCAAGAAGGAAGCATGGGAAATGCAACAAGAACAACAGTCAAATGTTACGGAGTTTGTCAAGCCTATATACATGGCATACCGAGGCATCACCAAGGAAACTATGGAGTTCTACGACTGTAAGACTTTCATAGATGGTATGGGTGAACCAGTACGTCAAGAGTACATCTACCCTTCGGGTGGTGTGAAGGTCAGGCAACTGCCAAAGACATTCAGTGCTAAGAATCTAAAGACTGATGAGTTGTTTGGTATGAACCTATGGAACAGTGGTACAAGCAAGATCATAACGATCACAGAGGGTGAGCTAGATGCTATGTCAGCATACCAGATGCTACACAATCCTAAGTTCGACAACCCTGTTGTGTCGTTACCCTCGTCAACACCATCGCACAAGCTATGGGAAAAGATAAACAAGTTCCTTAGTTCATTCGATAAGATAGTATTGTCTATCGAACACGATGACCAAGGTAACTCAGTGTCAGCAAAGATAGCAAGCCTGTACCCTAACAAGGTCTATCGCATGGAGCTTGACAAGTACAAGGATGCTAACGAGTTCCTGCAAGAGGGCCACGCCAAGACATTCAAGTCAGCGTGGTTCAATGCTAGGAAGTACACACCTGCTAACATACTGAACACACCTGATCAATTCCTTGGACTGTACAACAAGTCAGAGAACCACATCTACGTGGAGACAGGGGTGCAGGAGTTCGATGAGATGTGTCTAGGCCTGATGCAAGGGCACTTCACATTGTTCAAGGCACAGACAGGCATAGGTAAGACAGAGTTCATGCGTTACCTTGAGTACAGAATACTCAGTCAATACCCTGACATCAAGATAGCTACGTGGCACATGGAAGAGACTAAGCTACGATCTATCCTTGGCTTGGTGTCCTACGAAGTGGGTGACAACCTGACACGTAAGGACTTGATCGAGGACAAGAACGCTGACAGTCTAGTGCAGGAAGCTATCACTAAGCTTACCAAGGATGAAAGACTTTACCAGTTCTTTCTCAATGATGAGGACGATCCGCTTGACTTGCTGTCACAGATCAGGTATCTGTCTCAAGCGTGTGACGTAAACTACGTGTTCTTCGAACCTATCCAAGACATATCTGCCAACGCAGGTACAGAGGATAGCAAGGAGCAGTTCCTAGCTGACCTGTCAGTCAGGCTATCCAAGCTTGCAGCAGAGTTGGGTGTAGGTATTGTGACAATTGGTCACACCAATGATGACGGTCAGGTAAAGTACTGTCGTATGATTGAGCAACGTGCCTCAGTTGTAGTTGATCTACAGCGTGACAAGATGTCAGAGGACAGAGAAGAAAGGAACACAACCAAACTACTAGTAACAAAAAACAGACCAGTAGGTCCAACAGGATACGCAGGGCAACTACAGTTTGACCCTGACTCCTTTACATTGAAAGAAAAATATGCAGTATATTGATCCTTACGCTGTCTTTGCAGCAGTAATATATTTCTTTGGCGTGTTCTTGTATTACGTACACGTAAGAACTATATTTTATTTTTTAGAGAAACCACATGAGATGAGCTTTGGAAAGGTTATGTTCAGCAGTTCACTATGGATATTCAACGTATTGACTCTGATGTGGGTAGAGTTTACAGGAGAAGATGATGCCAGATAAGATTGTCGCAATGGACATCGAGACAGAATCACTAACTCCTGAAAAGATTTGGTGTATCTGTGCAGAAGATGTGCAGACAGGTGAGAAGGAACACTTCGTTCACCTCACCACACTACAGGAAGAGAAGGAGAGGTTCATTGATTACTGTAGTAGATACGATAAGTTTATATTCCACAATGGAATATGCTTTGATGTTCCTATTATTAATCGTCTTGTAAAGAAAGACTTGATACCTTTGGAGTCAGTCATCGACACACTGATTGTAAGCAGACTGGTTGACTTCGACATCAAGCATGGGCATGGCCTCAAGGCTTGGGGTATCAGGCTAGGTAACTTCAAGATGGACTTCTCAGACTTTTCTATGTTGTCAGATGAGATGATCAAGTACTGTCATCAGGACGTTACAGTTACATTAAGAGTGTACGATAAGTTCAAGAAAGAAATACATAATCCTGATTGGGAGTGGGCTATGAGGTGTGAGCACGACATACAAATTCTGTGCCAGACCATGACAGACAACGGCTTCTACTTCAACAAGGCCAAGGCTGAGGAACTATTGGATGAGATAGAGCAACGCAAGGCGCACCTTGAGGATGCTTTCCAAGAGGACTTCCCACCCAAGCTAGAGGAAGTCAACCGTATCAAGTACAGAAAGAAAGCTGACGGTACACTGTATAGCAACGTGACCAACGCACAAAAGAAACACGCAAAGACACAAGTAGACTGGTCACAGAAAGAACCTGAGTTAGTGTGTTACGACTTCATAGACTTCAACCCTGCCTCACCTAAGATGCGGATAGAAAGACTGTGGGATGCAGGATGGAAACCCTTTGAGAAAACGAAAGGACATATAGATTATGAAAGACAATCAGCTAGACCTTTTCGTTGAGACAAAAATTTGTTATCGTTGTAAAAAAGATTTACCTGCAACAGAAGAGTTCTTTTCAAGGAACTCACATAACGGTAAGAGGTCACACCTAAAAAACTTTTGTAGAGAGTGTGACAGAAAAGATCATAGAGTTGTTGCTAGTATTAAGAAGCTACCAACTACACCACCTAAGTCCACTGATTGTGACTGTTGTGGTAGGAGTCTAGAAGAGTTATCTACAAGAAACGTTCACTTAGATCACTGTAGAAAAACTGAAACATTTAGAGGTTGGCTTTGTAAAAGCTGTAACATAGGGTTAGGTATGCTAGGAGATGACGTTCAAGGTTTAACCAGAGCACTTAGTTACTTACAAAAACATGAGGAACAAAATGGATGAACGAGGACAGAAGTTTGCTAAGTTCGGATGGACTTTATCTGAGGCAAACCTTAACACACTGCCTGAGACAGCACCTGCAGGAGGTAAACGTCTAGCAGAGTGGTTGACACTTGAAGGTAGGCGATCCTCACTAGTGGAATGGCTAGGGCATTGTGGTGACGATTCACGTATACACGGTAGCTTTACACACGTTGGTGCATGGACAGGTAGGATGGCACACAGAAATCCTAACCAAGCTAACATCCCTGCACAGTTTCACGGTGATGCTGTCACTGCTGTAGAGAAGGTTAAGGACAGATACGATGGTCAACTACGTGAGTTGTGGTGTGTACCCAAAGGCTGCTACTTGGTAGGTACAGACGCTGAAGGTATTCAGTTACGTGTCCTCGCACACCTGATGAAGTCAGAAGAATACGTACACGCTATCGTGTCAGGCAAGAAGGAAGATGAGACAGACATACACAACCTCAACCGTAAGGCTCTAGGTATGTCACACGTTACTAGAGATATGGCTAAGACTTTTATCTATGCGTTCCTACTAGGAGCAGGTAATGCCAAGGTAGCACAGATACTCAAGGTCAATCAGAAAGAAGCGAAGCAAGCAGTTGAGAACTTTATGCAATCAATTCAAGGACTTGCTGACTTAAAGAAAAAGATTATACCACACATAGCTAAACGTGGGTGGTTCAAAGGTCTTGATGGGCGCAGGGTTATAGTACCTTCAGAACACAAGACACTAGCAGGTATGCTTCAGAATGGTGAGTCAACCATAATGAAACATGCAGCACTTGATTGGGTCTACAAAGCTAAGAGACAGTTCCTTGAGTTTAAGCTTGTGACTTGGCCCCATGATGAGTGGCAAACAGAAGTGCGTGGGCAGATGAAAGATGCTGAACTACTAGGTAAGATACAAAGGCAATCTATTGTTGACACTGGTGTAAACTTTGGTATGATTTGCCCACTCGCAGGTTCAACTGACATAGGATACAATTGGAGAGACACACATTGATTTGGATATTTGCACTATCCCCTGTAATTTTTTGCTTGACATTGGAATTAATTACGTATATGTTGATGAAACGAATCAGTAAAGAGGAGCTAGATAATGGCAGCTAAAAAGAAAACTCAGTATGGTGTATTCGAAGGTGACTTGTATTACGCACGTATCTTCGAGGACAACATAGATGACTCAGAATACCATGAGCGTACAGAAGGACAGTTCAATACTGTGTTCGTACCCAAGGACGATGATGAGCTACAGAAGATTGTTGATCTAGGTTTCCCTGAGGAATCAATGGGCAACCGTATGATCAAACCAATCGCTGCAGCAGACAATCGTGCAGGTATGAAACTCAAGCGTCCTAATAAACACCCCTCTGGTATTGAAGACTTTGGTGGTGCGCCATCCGTTACCCACGGCACTACCAATAAACCTTGGGACTACATTGAAGACGGTGCTCTTGGTAACGGCACTAAGGCCAAGGTTAAAATCTCTATCTACGGTGAGGGTGCTACCGCCTCAGTAAGGTTAGAGAAAGTGGGCATCCTCGAACATGTACCATTTGAAGAGATGGCTGCAGAGGATCGTTGGTAACAACCCATGTACTCCTTTCGTTGTAACTGGCAGGGCTTCGGCCCTGTCCTTTTTCCCTGAGGTTAGATATGAAATACGCAGTAATGATTATGTTTGATACAGACGAGGA